CTTTAGAAAGGAAATTAAAGTCTGTAAGAGACGATTGCAAAGTACCAATAATGGTAGCCACTCTTACCTTTTCTTGTACGTCCTCAAACGTATCTCCTTCTCGTATCACTACCTCACTAAGATTACAGAATTGCCTGTCACGTAAAAGGATCTCCGAACAAGGATTAGTTCCAAACTCGTGCTCTATGTTTCTAGACGTGTTTCTTTCCAAATGTTTTTTGGCAGCGTGCCTACTAAAGATACCACGCTCACCGTTCTTGGATTCCATCAGAGACAACCACTCTTGTAGAAATATACTCTCGTCAGGTTTTTCTGTGTACGCTACACTGTTATTAGCATACGCTCTATACGGTTGTTGATCTTCTTTCCACCAGTCTCCCTTCTTAGCATCCCTCATTTTAGAGTCGTTTAGATCGCTAAGACTAATTAGTGCACTACGTCGTACACCACCAACTACAACTACATCAGCTATCTTACAACACAGATCATGTACTTCTATAGAGTGCAGTTTTCTTCCACAAGCTCCCCTAAACATTTCAACACAAAACCTGAACAGTTCATCCAAAGGTTCTGGTCCTGATGCACGACCCCCAAATGTTTTAAGTCTTGCACCCGCAGGTCTAACTTGACTCAGATCCCATTTGGGGATCTGCCCATTGTATAACAACCCTATCAGTTCCTTAAAACTTCTACACCAACCGTCTTTAGAATCCGCTACATGAAGAACAGTATCAGTCTGAAATATTTCTTCCGAGACTTCCGGCAGTGCTTCTATGAACTTCGATTCAACAGAGTAACCAACGCCCGTCCCGCACAGCAGACAGTGCATCAACTCCGAAAACTTGAACACCTTGTCTATCGCTAGATAGGCACAGTTGTAAGCCGCTGTATGATCTCGGGCAAGGGCTGGTCCCGCCGTCATCAGGGCACGCATTGATGGCATAACCTCTAGACATAATATCGAAGACGTTATCGTATTGTATAAGGTATCGCTTAACTTCCATCCCCGCTGTTCTCCAAGTTCACGAAAAAATGATATGTATCTTTCAACCGTCTCGGGCCAATTTTCTCTACGCTGTTCTATATCTCTCCATCTGGCGTAACGAGATTTGTGTATAAAAGTTTGGTAGTCGTCCATGTATTCCGTCATGGATTATTATCCTCCATTGTCTCAGTTGTATCTTCGTATTCCCAACCAGATAGCCAATCAATTTGCCTACACTGGTTACGATCATATTTCTTCTTGTCTCGTTCTACTCTATGTTTATATTTCGAACCTGCAAGTTCTCTGAAAAGTGAATCCTTATTTATTTTTTCAGGTCTTTCCCGTCTCGTCTCCAACTTTCCCACGTTCTATCTCCTCTACTAGTTCTGCTACTGATCGGAATTCCCAGTAATCTTCTGCGACAGTTTCTACGAGATACTTACAAGGTATCTCTACCGTAATCTCGCCGAGACTTGCTTTATCTAAAACTTCAGTCATCACTGCCGCCAAGTCTTCAGGAAGTGTTTGATAAGAAAATATAGGAGCACCGCTAAGTACATCCACAGTGCTTATGAATATTTCCTTGCCTCTAAGTGTTAAAGTTGGATTTTTCATTAGGCAGCTGTTACTTAATGCAGCTGCTATTAATAATGGATCTGCTTCTTCACTTAGTAAGTGTCTTGCTACTGTTTCATGAACTCGTTTTGTTTTGAATTCACTACTCATGATTGCCGTATTCCCTCATTAAATGTGACATGGAGTAAGTTTTAATATCAAACCGCATAGGTTGTGTAATATCTAATAGTACTATACCTCTCCAGTAATCTGTAGTAGCACCTTGCATATAATCTGGAACATGGTCAAAGAAACACCCACAGTTCAACGACTGTTGTAAATGTGTTCCTCCGTGTCTGTGTTTATTAGCTACTTCCAGCCTATGAGTGTGCCCAAACACAATGGAGTAATTATAAAGATCCAAGGCCCGTTGACAAACATATTTACCACCAATGGGATTACCATTGTTACTAATAGGTATGTGAGTAAAAGCCACATCGTCAATAACAAGATGTTCTTTGTACGGTACAACTTCCCATCCACGTTTTTGCAAGCTGAGATTGTGTTCCAATGATATTGGAAATCCATCCAACACAGGATTTTTTTCAATGTACCTATCAAGTCTGTTTTCATGGTTACCTTTAATAAAGATTTTTCTTGGTTTATATTGTGCTCGCTTCTTATCTACTTGTGATTTGTTATAACATGTTATAGGTTGTTCGAGTGCATTGAGAGCAACGTTTCCCGAGTCAACATCATCCCAGTATCTTTTACCTTCCATTGTTTTCTTCTTATCGACATCCCACGCAGACAAACTGTTTAACGATAGGAAATCCCCAATAGACAGAATTATTTCTGGACGGTGATCAAGACACAGATGACCAAGTGCATGGAACCGTGACAGATTCTGCTGCGGTTCTACATGACTATCTCCAATTATGAGCATTGTAGTTGTCTTGTAATGTTCAATACTCTGCATAACTTGTTTTCCTCAAACTGTTAACCACTTTGGAACCTGCCCTTTTTCATGAAAAGCACAAGGTATATTATGGTCTTTACACCAAGTACTGTAACGTTTCTTGTGTCGCTTAGTAATAAAATTATCTCGTTGAAACATCATACGAACATCGTATTCTGGATTCCAATGTGCAACCATTCTCATTTTACTACGGTCCGCAGATGTAAATCTTCCTTTTGCTTCAATAATAATATTATCTGAAACTATAAAATCTGGGACATACTTACGATATACTAATATGTCAGTATCTCCACAAGAATTACACAAACCATTCTTTGGTATATAGTACCCTAATTCGAAAGGTTCATATTTAAACTTTACTTTTGACTTGTCCAAATATTCTGCAACTCTACGTTCAAATAGTGAACGGTACATTATCCCTTTGTAAGATTTTCTATAGGCCACGGCTCTCCCTTCTTCTTCATCATGTACATGTGTACCTGTTCGATATTAAAACATAGAGCTGGAATATCATTTTCCTCTTTGAATAGAAATATGAACGTTCCGTCTTCAGAATGAAGTACTTGTGATATATCCAGCTCGTATGTTGTTCCTTCACTATCCATTACGAATATTTCGTAAGGGTTAAAGGGACCGTCTTGAGCTAATAACTCAAGGTTATCTGGTCTCTTCCCCACTGCTCTCTACCTGTTCGTCTAATCCAAAGTAAATTTGCATTTGAGTTTAACCACTTACGTGCAAAAGTCATTTTTGCATCATATGTTGTTAATTGTTCCACATTCTTATCAACATAATCCAAATATCTAGAGCAACAAACATCATGTAATCGTTTTTCCGTAAACTGGTTAAAGGACAAAGCTTGTTTGGCTCGTACTGGTCCTATTCCCTTAATACCAATTACATTATCGGCAGTATCTCCTTGAAGGAGTTGTGTGTAAAAATTAAGCATCGCTTGATCTTCACCCACTCCGAAAATAGTTTTTTTGTCCCAATTTAAATGGATACCCGGTACTGTCAGTAAATCCTTGTCTAAAGATGCAACACATTTCTGACCAGTTCCGACGCTGGTAACCGCAGTTAACTCTCTTCCCAGAGCGTCATCAGCCTCTTCTCCAACAGCTTCGACGCAGTTGAACTCATCCTGTAAGAAAGATTGTACCTCTTCCAGCCAATACGGAACTGGAAGCTTTTTACGGTTACCTTTGTACGGAACAACTGCATCAAGTTTCTTCCTGAAGTTACCGTCACTGTCCGTAAAATATAAAACATTATCACCACTAGCTCCAAGACCACCGTCATGTGCTGTTTGTGCTATAGACTTCATCATATTATTTACAGCGTGCACAGCCACATTAAACTCTTTGGGTTCGATTAGTAGTTCTATTACGAACTCGTCTCCAGCATCGTTATCAGCAAAATTAACAGCGTCCCCCTTTCGCTTGTATTGAGCTATAGGGGGATCTCCCTGTTGAAATCCCTCTTCGCTGTGCCAGATACCATAATACATATTTTGTGCTACGTGTGCAGCTTTGTAAAGTATTAAATCACCATCAATCAACATCCGGTATGGCATTTTTGATCTCCGATCCATCGTCTTCTATTAAGTTTGCCGCTTGCTTGGCATCTAGATCACCACTTAGGTAATCCTCATAATATCTAGC